ATACCAATAATCAACAGACCCGGACCAAGAAGCTGTTGCATAGGCAAAACCTACGGCCGTTTCTACACTTCCCTTATAAGTAAAAGCAAAAGTTCCAGAGTTTCTTAATATAGTGCCTTTCATATCTTTCAAAAGAGTATTAAGATACTGAGGAGATTTAAGTAAATTTCTGTTAAGAGCCATTATCTAATTGTATATTGAACATCCATAATTATTTTTTGTTCAGAATCATCAGTATCTCCACCAAATTTTCCATGTGTATTATGAGGAGAAGAAAGAGCACCATCCAACCAAGTATTTTTTTCTGTTATTCTAAAAGAATTAAGTAACGGAATAAAATCAGAAGTCAGAGAAGAAAAAAAGTCAATCCTATATTTTTGATCAAGATGCGCTGCATCTTTAGTTTCTTCTATTGTATATAATTTTGTAGTACTATTATATACATCTAATAATGGTTTATGAATATAATCAAATTGTCTATAAATTACAGGCTGAGATAATTCTGGATGAATTGGCAAAGAATTTATTTTAATGCCGTCAAATAACATAGTTTTTGAACCTGAAGTATTTCTAGGACTTAAATAAAATTCCATGTGACAGTACATATTATATCCTACACGATACCAATCTCCTGTTGCTACAACAGTTAAAGAAGAATCTGTAGTATTATTTTTTAGTGCTGGGGTAAAAACCCCATTACTTTTAGCATTTACATCCAGAAATTTAGATAATATTTCTTCTTTATCTACAGAATGAAATGAATATGATTTACTCATCCCTAAATAGTACTCCATAAGATACCATAAGAGTATCAGCAGGAACAAGACTTAAATATGCTGTTCCTACAAAATTTGCATTTTCTGTAGGAATAGGTGTATTTTCTGAACCGTGTAACAGTACAGTATTATCTGAGTCTGTATATATAGAACCAAAATTAGTTACAACAGATACTGGTATATTTCTTTTATTAGGAACTTTTATATTAAATGAAATTTTATTCCCAAATGTTTTAGGAGCAAACCCAGATAAATGAAATACAATATAATATTCTAAAAGTACGGCCCCATCCTTTACATATAAATCTATTCCTAATAATCTATCCATATCTACAGCATGAAAAGGATCTATATCTTGTATGTTACTAATTGGATTTCCAGGAACTTTTTTCCATACAGGTATATTATAAAAATACCAATACTGTAATACAGGAGACATATCATCATTTATATAAACACCTGGATATGGAGCAGCTAATGGCATTATGCGCCCTGACCCTGGTATAGATTACGAGAAGCTGTTACTGCCAGGTCAAGATAAAATAATCTCAAAGCAGAATTAGCAACAAAATCTATTTTAAAAGCCCTTCTCTTGAACATTCCTAATCTCGATATTAACATACGTTTAGTATCAAATATATTTCTTGTACTAGAAAAGGTAGCATAGTCATCATCTGTCCAACTTATATTAACAGTAGCAGAGACACTCTCTATATCCGCCACAAGTTCAAGTCTGTGCAAGAATTTGTTTACATCCACACCAAAATCAATCTGGTCATTTACTACTTGTACTTTTATATCATTACCACCATCTTGGTATATACTGGTATCCAGTTTGTACACTTTTCCATCTGACCTACCAATACAGTATATGGTCCCATTCAAATCAGCCATGTCATTACAATTGAATACAGATTCAGTAGTACCATTGTAGTATGTCCATATATGAAATTCATCAAGTTCCATATCGTACACTAGAGTTTTAGCTTGATCTGGTAGGTTCATCATATAAAAACTATGCCCAGAATGACGAATACCGTATGTTATAATAGCATTAGGATCTGATTCACCATTTATAAGTCTCTCTGCAACAGGGTTACTTACAATATTTACCTTAAATCCATCCAGAAGAACCAACTTTCTTCCACCAAAGGAATCTCTAGCTATAAAAAACATCTTATTAGCAAACTGTACTGGGCTATGTTTAGCTGCTAATCCAAGTGTAAGTACAGAACCATCTACAGGACTCAGAATAGATCCAGTAGCATTACCTGCATCGTAAAAGAACTCTATGGAATCAGCACCAAATACTACTATATAATTAAGATACTTCAGAACATGAAGATTCTTATCTGGTAATTCAGCAGGAGTAAGAGTAGCTGAGGCTCCCCACCTATCAGGATTATTAACATTGCTAGTTTGTACTGTGCCACCAGAAGAAGCCAGATTCTCTGTTGCTAGCACCAAGTATCCATCTATATTGGCTACACCAGGAGATAGATTAGATAACATTCCTGCTGCTCTCTGCGCTGTGATAGTACCAGTAGCATTTGCACCCGGATCTGCTGTCATAGTATAATCAAATGTATTAGCAGTTATATTAGTTATTACAAATGCACCATTATAATCTGTTGGGGAAGCTCCTGCTATAGTAACTGTGTCTCGATCATTGTACGGATGTGCTGTTACTGTAGCTGTAGCAGTAGTAGTTACATGAGTAATAGAAGTAACAGAAAGAGAAGCATTAACTTGTTCTACTGTATCCCCAGTAGTAACATGAAATAAAGCATCAATATCTTTTATAATAAGTCTGGGAGTACCCCCTTGTATTTCTGTGAAGTACACTTTACCAGTAGTATTAACAATAGTACCTATAGAAGTACCATCTTTGTACAGAGTATTCCCTATGGCGTAGTATAAAGACCCCTGCCATTCATATATACCTCTGCCCTCTCCAGCAGTATGAGTATAAGTAGTAGAAAGACCTGGACGTTTAACTACCGTATAGTAATTATCATTCTTCGACAGACTGTCATTAAGATTAGCTCGCACAAGTTTCTCAGGAAAACAGTTCTTAAATAACTGATCCTTACTGGTAGAAGAAGTTCTACCTGTTAATGTTCCATAAAGAGGTACTCTAACTACTTGTGCCATATTGTTCTTCTGGTTGAATGTACAAAGAAGTGAACTCAGAATCAAAACTCTCTACTTCAGAACGCATCTGAGTATATAGAGTAGCTATGTAGTTCTTTTCAGCAGTAGATACTCCGTACTTCTGGGCTAATCTGGATGCTAGACCCCACACCAAACATTCATGCCATTCCTGTGGAAAGTCAGGAGTATCTGTGGAAGCATCAAAATCCTGTATGAGAGCATGATAAACCACGTGTAAGGTCTCACCAGACGTCCCTGAGCCTGTCGGCCAGACATATATAGTACCTGTGCCTAGCTGTGGGTCGTAATACGCCTCAAGAGGCTCTCCTACATCATCCTTGGTGGATAGAGCATTGTACCGTTCGTCTGAAATAAGCTCTACTGGAATATCAGTTCCACCAGAAGTAACCCAAGCATCTACTAATCGTACTGGTCGTTCAGAAAGACCTGTTCCACCAGTACCACAAGTATACGACGGGGCTCCTTTGGTTATAGTTATATCCCCCTGCACTCGCTTCCATAAATGTAAACCATCAGGAATAAGAGCTTTTACTAGAAGATTAAGAGTTCTTGAACAAGAAGTAATTTGGTTAGCAGAAGGACTTTCACCCTCAGCCAATACTCCACATATCTCCAGAGCTTCAGTAATTATAGTATCTCTATCTACTGTAAAATCTGTTGAATTAGATGTAGCCATTATGAGACCCTATTAAAATGTTCCTGTAGGTATATCTGTTAATCCTGCACCAGTAAATCCAGTTGTTACAAAAGAATCTGTTGGTTCTGTATTAACTATTCCTTTAGCTTCTTGATGATCTTCCTTGGCCCTTACAAAGTCCTGTGGTTGTCTGGGTTCCCATTCATCTTTAGCTACTATAAGTCCAGTCCATTCTTTTCTGGCTTCAGAAGCACGTATTACCTTTCCTGACCTTTGACTTACTACCCAATGATCATTCTTTATGTACCCTGGATTTCTTGATTTATTTGCCATATTTATTTCCTTGAGAGATACAGGATTTATAATAATCAATCTGTGCGTTCTTTTGCTCTATAACAGAGAGTACCTTAGCAGTATTGTACGATAGAGCTTTGTATGCTTTAGGAGTAAGGCACAAGTAATCATCCATTGTAAGCCATGTTACTCTATCCAGACTTATGTGGTCTGTGGGCGGAGGAGCATCACACTCAATGGTTAGCTGCGGCTTCAAGCTGCTTGCGCACCCGCTCAGTACCATTATTAATAGCACGGGCGGCAAGACCCGGCTTTTTCTTGATAATATTTCCAAGATTGTGCTCCTGTAACTTCTTTCTTAGGTTATCTGCGTTTGTACGAGCAGTCTGATATTTAGAATTAATTTCCTCGTTTAGTTTCTTTTGCTGTTCTTTAGCTTTGTAATATGCTTCTGATTGTGCCTGTAATATTTTATTATCTGCTTCTAGTCGTTCTGCCTTAGATATAGCATGATTATATGCTAGTACTGCTGTAATAGCACCCGCAATAACTAGAAGATAAGGTAGCAGCCTAAGAAACATAATTAAAAATTATGCTCATAAATAACGTAAGCAATTATAGCAAAAAGCATGCCACACACAATATAATTAACCATCTTCTTTTCCTCTCTGATATTGATAAAATCCTATTACACTCGCTAATATACCTACAATTACTGTTAGCGCTCCTACTACAGCAGAAGTTATTTTAGATATATCAATGAATACTTGTACTGTAACCCAAGTAATAAGAATACAAGCCCATATAAGAGCAAACCTACGAATTAATTTATGATTTTCTATCCAGTCAATCATTTTAATGTACTATTGATAATACCTAAAAGAGTTTTATGTTGTTTTTATAATACATTCA